ATGCATGTTTCGGAAGCGGCCCGTATCGAAAAAGACCGGCTCGTAGGATCGCTAAACGGGGTACCAGACAACGGCGAGATTACTTTAGAGTCAACCGCTGCTGGTAGGTCAGGAGAATTTTACCGCCTCTGGCAAAGCTGGAGAGCTAAAGGAGCAACAGCTCCTTACAAGGGATGCTTCGTACCTTGGTACAAACACTATCCGGAGAATCCGGAAGATTGGGACATGCCAAAAGAGGCAGTGTTAAATAACCGGGAACGCGAGCTACTAAGCTCGTACAAAGGTAAGATTAACGAGGCGCATATTTTTTGGCGTCGCTGGTGCATAGAAGCAAAGTGCGGAGGAGATGAGGAACTCTTTGAGAATGAGTATCCTACGAATGATCAGGACTGCTTCTTAACCGGGGATGCAAACGTATTCTCAAGTAGCATCTTAAAGATGCAAGACCGGAACACGAGAGACCCTATTTTTGTAGGCCATCTAATTGCAGATGGTAACAAGATGGAAATACACGATGACCCTAAAGGGGCTATCGCTATCTGGGAAGAGCCAGATCCATCACACACGTACTCAATGGGAGCCGACCCTAGTGGCGGCGTAGGACAAGACAATGGAGCAGCATATGTTAAAGACAACAAGACTAACAAGTTGGTTGCTCGCATTTGGGGTGACCTTGCTCCTGCTGATTTTGCTAGAGAACTGTACAAGCTTGGGAAATTTTATAACAATGCTTGGGCTTGCGTTGAAGCCAATAATCATGGGCATGTAGTTCTACACGTTTTGAAAGAGATGGGCTATCGCAATCTCTACAAAAGATCGACGATAGACGAAATGACAAATAAACCGACTAAGAAAGTCGGCTTTGTTACAACGAATCAGACCAAGATAATGATTACCGAGAAGTTCAAGTCAGCTGCTAAAGAAGGTAAACTGATAATCTTGGATAAAGAGCTTGTATCAGAGATGTCAACCTTTGTACAGATTTCCGGCAAAAGCGGAGGCACTGTTAAACGGCAGGCAACCGCTGATGCACACGATGACCTTGTAATGGCAGCGGCTTTAGCAGAGGAGATGAGCAGTGCTAGGAATTGGGATGCAGAAGAGAGTAGTAACTATGAGTTACCAGAGTATGAGATTGACCCAGAAACCGGCTTTATTATAGGATAACACATGAACCCTTTTGAAAGAGACGAAAACGCAGTTCCAGAGCGTACTAAAGAGCTACATGCTATCCGCATCGTACGTGCTTTTATGAAAAAGAGCGATGAATATCGCGATCCGCATCTGGACTTGGCTGTAAAGTCACGTGAAATCTACGAGAACTGGTCAGTACAAGGTCGCAGTATCGTGCAACGTGCTAACCTAAAGTTACCTTTTGGCTTTACAATCATTGAAACCCAAGCTCCGCAGATCCTAGATATCTTTTTTAGAGGGGGGTCTGTAGTACAATTCAAAGGCCAAGGCGCAGAAGATGCAATCTTCGAAGATCCTATTACCGATTTCCACCTCCACCAGTTTGATGAAATGGGATTCCAGTCTAAAACTGCTACATTTATCAAGGCTATGCTACTGGATGGTACTGCCTTTGCTAAAGTTCCATACCGATACAAAGAAATTGACACGCTTCGACGTGTAAATGAAATTGACCCTGCCACAGGTGTTCCAATTAGCATGAAAGTTCCTACAACTGAAGTGCTATTTGACGGACCAGACCTAGAGATTATCCCAATCTATGACTTCTTTCCAGACTGGACTGTTAAGAAGCCGGGAGACATCGCAGGCATGCGCGCGTGCGTACACCGTACGTACAAAACTATGGCAGCATTGCGGGCCAATCCAAACTATAAAAACGTAGACGAAGTTGAAACCAGCGTTGCTATCAAAGGTGGTGACGCATGGGCTAGACCTTACTATACCGACACGTATAAAGATGAGTTTGATCGTCTAAACGACAACGAATACAACATGAAAGAAGAAGGGCATGTTGAGATTTGGGAATACTGGGGAATGTTTGACCCAAAGAACGATGGCAACTTTGAAGAATACATTATAGTAGTAGCTAACGGTGACGTGGTGCTACGCTGTGAAGAGAACTTCTACGACTATAAGTTTAAGCCATTTGTAGCCTGCCCCAACTATATCAGAGATTCAGAGTTCTACGGAATTCCTGAGCTTATGGCCGTGCGCTCACTTATTAAAGAAGCTAACACGCTTCGTAACGCTAGGCTCGACAATATCAATTTATCAGTTAACCCAATGTGGATCGCAGATCGAGCATCCGGCATCAACACCAAGAGCCTGTTCGCAAGGCCTAACGGGATTATCTGGACTAACGATATCAACGGGATTAAACCCCTACCACCCCTCGACCCATCTATAGGATCTCGCGAGGAGATGGCGTTTATTCAGAACGATATCCAGAACGCTACCGCTATGGTAAACGCTGCACCAGTGGCAAGTAACCTAGGGAAACAGTTTGGTAGGTCCGCTACTGGCGTTAACTTTATTCAAAGTTTTGCTAGCTCTAGGATTAGCTTAAAAGCTAGAATGTTGTCAGAAATGTACTTTAAGCAAATCGCTAAGCTTATGCTTTTAACAAACCGGCAGTTTGTCACCGAAGAAAAGTGGGTACGCGTGCTAGACCCCAATACGCCTAACCCATTTGTACAGCTACCACCGGATGCATTTTTCAGGTCCTTCGATTTCCAAGTTGAGACGACTTTGGAAAACGGGGGACCCGAGGGGCAGTTTCAAAAGATCCAAACCGTGTCTCAAATTCTGCAGGCTGTAGAAAACAGCCAGCCCGGCACGATTAAGAGTGAAGTAGTTTTAGAAGCTCTCTTGAGACCTTTACTAGGCCGTCAGGTCAAACGCTTTGTTAATTCGCCAGAGGAGCGTCAACAAATGCAAATGCAGCAGTTGGCAGCTCAGCAGGCAGTTAATGCACAGCAAGGTCAAGCAGCACCACAGCCTAATGCAGCTCAACCAGATCTTGCAGTAGAGCCAACACTTGATGTTCTTGCAGGTTTAGGATTACGATAATATGTTATACGAAAACGAAAAAATAAAACTCTGGGACCCTGAAACCAATGAAATGTCTGGTAAAGACGAAGTCATTGATGAGGAAGTTCGACGTATTATTGATGAGGGCTATTCACTAATTGCTCTTAAAAATAGCAATGGGTGGCAGCTACTAGAGAATTTATTAAAAACAACTTGCTCCGACTTAAAAGAAAAACTTACATATGAACAGGATTTAGAACGGTTTCGTCGCCTCCAAGAAGCCGTCAAAGCTTACCAAAACGTACTCAACTTTGTCGATTATAAAATCGCAGAGGGGAGAGCTTTGGAAGACCAACAAAAAAACCAGTCCCCTGAATAAGGGCTAAACTGAGGAGGATACCATGTCAGACGAGAAAATCGCGCAGCCACAAGCGACCTCGCAAGAAAGTCAGGCTGAAGAACAGCCACAGGCCCCTGAGATCTCTACTCAAGGCCAACCTGATGCAGTGGAAGAGGCTAACTCAATTCCTGAGAAGTTCGTTGGAAAGTCTCCTATGGAGATTATCCAAGCTTACCGGGCTCTTGAAAAAGAGCGTGGAAGGCTCGCTTCAGAACTGGGTTCGACTCGAAAAGAGAGGGAGTCACTCGAAGAGCAGTACAAATCATTAGAGCGAGAGCGAATCGCTCAAATGCAAATGCCTACTCAACGGCCTCCACGAACGGTTCAACTAGAAGAAGAAGTGGACCCTTTAGCAAGCTTCGAGCAGAAGTTTGAAGAAGATCCGAAAGAAGCTATTAAAGCTGCCCTCAAGGGATTAAATCAATCGGTCTCTAGCAAACTGAAGCAACAGTCGTTACAGCAAATCCAAGCTGAAGCAACTGAATATTATTGGAAGCAGAAAAAGGACAATCCAGATTACGCTCGACGTGAGCCGATCATGCAGCAGCTTGCTGCCGAACTCCAAGACGTTATTCGTCCTGAGTATTTAAACTCTGCAAAGTTTTTAAAAGCTCTAGATGTTATGTCAAAGGGTATGGACGTAGATTACTACGCTAAACAGGCTGCTCAGCGCGTACAGAAAGATGGTCTTTCGGTACGATCAGAAAAACAACGTGCTCAATCGGAGTCGTCATACTCAAAAGGTGATAGTTCTGTTCCATTTGAAAAGCTAACGCTAGAACAAATGAAGCAGGTACTAGGACGCTCTGATGACTAATACGGAGTAAAATATGTCATTATTAGCTGGAGTAAATTCAAATACTGCGTCTGCCGGTAGTGCAGATCAGTTGAAAATTTACTATGAGAAAAAACTCCTCAGCACGCTCGAACCTCGTCTTGTTCTTATGCCTCTTGGTAAAAAACAAAGACTCCCAAAAGGAAATGGAAAGACGGTTGAGTGGCTGAGATATAGTACAATTGA